CTAAAGGGCTAGAATCCTCAACGGAAGCAAGCAGCGAAGTCAAAAAGGAAATGGAAATGGATCCAAAACAATTAGAACAAATGTTAGCTGATGCAGCTAACAAAGCGGCTGAGCAAACTGCAAAAGCCATTGTCGAATCACAAGCAAAAGCATTGGCTGAAAAAGCTGCTGCTGAAAAAGCTGAAGTTGAATTAGATGCACGCGTTAAAGCCGCTGTTGCTTCTATCTCTACTGTGGACACAGGTGCTGAGAAGCTCTTGGCCGAAGTTGAGAAGCGTTTAGCATCTGCTGAAGAGTCTAGCAAATCAGTTATCGCTGGTTTAGAAGCCTCTTTAAAAGAGAAAGCTTCAGAAATCGAAGCAATCACAAAATCAAAAATGTCTTTCCAAGAAGCCAAAGACGGTATGTCTTACGGTGACAAAGAAAAGGCAGTTTTCTTAGCTAAAATGGCTGGCAAGTCAATCGACGGTACACGTCTTGGCCGCGATTTAGTGCAAAAATACGGTGCTCACGTGCCTTCAGCTACATGGGAACAAGAAGTTTCTTTGAACCTTGAATCTGAAGTTCGTCGTCGCTTAGTTGTTGCTCCTATTTTCCGCAACATTGCTATGCAAACCAACGTTATGACCATTCCAGTGAATCCAGAAGCAGGAACTGCTACTTGGGTTACTAACGCTGAGTTTGGTGCCGTTCCTGCTACCCTTGGTGCAGCCGGTCCTTCAGCTGGTGGCAATGCTACCCACACCCTCAAAGAAATCACTTTGAATGCATATAAACTCGCTACAAACGAGTATACAGCATATGAAGAAGAAGAAGATGCTTTGTTGGCTTTGATGCCAATCATCCGTGATGGTATGGTTCGTCGTGTTGCTCGCGCCGTTGACAAGGCTTTCTTGTTAGGTGCAGGTTCTGGTTCTGATCCCGTTAAAGGATTGAGCATCTGGGCTGCTAACACTACTGCTACTGGTAACACTGTTGCTGCTGGCATGAACGTTGCTAAATTGCGTACATTGCGTCAAGGTTTGGGTGCTTGGGGTCTCGATCCTGCAGAAGTAATTTATATCATTAATACTGATACATATTACCAATTGCTGGAAGACACAACCTTCCAAACAATGAACCAAGTTGGCTCACAAGCTACATTGTTGACTGGTCAAATCGGTCAAATCGGTGGAAGCCCAGTGTTGGTCTCTGCAGAGTTTGCTTCACCAGGTACTGGCGTTGCAGGTGCTATCTGCGTGAACCCAGGCAACTTTATTGTTGGTAACCAGCGCGGTCTCCGCATTGATACCCAAGAATTGGTTGAAACACAGCGTCGCGTTATGGTGGCTAGCCTCCGTACCGGTATGACACGTGTTACTACTAACTTAGGTAACGCTGTTACAGCACACAAGTACACAGCATCTTAATCAGATAGTGTAAATGTTAACAAGACCCTTCGGGGTCTTGTTTTATAAAGGTATTATGTGCCTTTATAAAACAAGCGAGGTATTTATGGCAACAAATTTAGTAACAAAAGCAGAATACAAAGCTTACTTAGGAATTACAAGTGTAAACTCTGACACAGAACTCGACTTCTTAATACCCAAAGTCAGCGACTTAGTAAAAACATATTGCCGTCGTACTTTCATTGATTTCTACGACGAGGCCAAAATCGAAGTATTTGACGGTGGCTTTAAACAAATTATATTAAAAGAAACTCCAGTAGTAACAGTTAATTCAGTAGCTTATAGCGCAGATTACGGTAAAACTTATACTAATCTTGTAAAGTTTACAGACTACGTAGTACGAGAAGACTATGTACTTAGTTTAAATCCAACTGGATTCCCAGAACAGATTAGCGGCTATAGAGTAAATTATTTTGCAGGCTACGAAGTAATACCTGCAGACTTAAAATTAGCAGTTCTTGACTTAGTAGAATACTACTCAAAGAATAACGGTGCTGTACATAGTACGCGCGATATCACTCCTAATACTACACAAATTAGTTATGTTGCTTCAAGCAATTTTCCTGCATCGATCAAGCGTGTGCTAGATCAGTATATGGCGGACTTTACATGAGTGCAGAAGCGTTCAGACGTGTTTTAAATAAAGTACCTGAACTTAAAGAGTGGGCGTCGGGTCAACGAGACACTACTTCAATATTACAGCAAACTCGCCAATCTAGTAGAGCAGAGATAGAAAACTCAAGTGTAGATTTGATAATTCCACTTGAGCAGCTTTCTAGTATACTAGGCGATACCACTGCTACTGCTATATTTAGTGAAATAAAGTCTGGTAAATACTTACAAGTACCAGAAGCTGTAGTCTATCATAGTACCGCAGGCCAAGAAACAGTAATTTTCAAGGGTTTAAACTTCAGAAGTTTAAATACCAAAGTAGCAGACTACTTACAGCAAATAGCTAAAGATGCTGGTGATCAAGACGCTGGTAATGTATCTCAAACAGTTTTAAACGAAATAAAGAACCGAAAGTACGACAAAGGCCATGTCTATGGATGGGCTAATACTTTACTACAAAGAACAAAAGGCAGTATAGGCGAAGCATTAAAAGACCCTAGACGCCAAGTACCTGCAGCACAGCTTGATAAAGAGTTAAAGGCTTTAAATCAATTTATAGATACGCTACTAGATATTGTAGAAGAATATGATGAAGTTACTAGCGATATTAAAGGTTTAAAAACTAAATTAGGTGCTAAGTACCGTAAAACTGATTCTAGTTGGCTTATGGAATGGCAAGGTAGCGCCGAACAACAACGAGCTGGTAGTGCGGTTGCACAAGTTGTTGGCAAACAGAATACAGGTATTCGTGGATTCTTAAAAGAAGTAGGATATAGTAATCAAAGCTTAGTTGAAAAAGCTCTTGATAGTATGGTAAACGGATTCGTTAAACAAGGCTTACTATCCGAAGGTTCACAAAGTCTAGTAGAACTAGAGTCCTCTCCAAGTATTGTAAAACTAATCGAAGACAGACTAGTTGCCACTATTAGTGGTAAGAAAAGAAAATTAAAAAGCGAGTATACAGGAACAATAGGCGGACTGCCTGAGTTAATTGTTAAAAATGTTCAGGGTGCTGCCAAAGCTAAAGCTGACATTCGCAGAACCAAAGCAGAATTAAAAAGCCTAAAGCAAAAAGTTGTTAAGGCAAAAAGCGAAGTAAAGAAACAAGCACTGCCAGAAACAGTAAACTTAGTAAATTTACTTGCTATTTTAAATTCTCAAATACAAGATGTAGTAAGTGCCAATATGGGCGACGGAACTCGAAAAGATATACTTAATTATAGAACAGGTAGATTTGCTAGTACTATTAACATAGACCACCTCACCCAAAGTCGTGACGGTTTAATAAACGTATTTTATAGTTATATGAAAAATCCATACGCAACTTTTAGTGCTGGTGGTAAACAACAAACACCAAAAACCCGAGACCCTAAACTCCTTATAGGTAAATCTATCAGAGATATTGCTTCTCAAGTAGTTGCTAATAAATTAAGGGCTATATCTATATGAGTAAACGAAATAGTATTGCAAAAGCGCTAGCAGAAAAGCTAAAAACAATTGATGGTACTGCGCCCTATCAATCAAACTTATACGACAACTCTTATGCCAAACTAAAGTTCTGGGATGAAATTCAAGACTTCCCTGCTGTATACATAGTTCCAGGCACAGAAATTCGCGAATATCATCCAGCTGACTTTGCTTGGTGCTACTTAAACTTATCACTAAAAGTGTATGTTCGAGACCAAGAAAACCCACAACTTCAACTAGAAACCCTACTACACGACTTAGAAAAGTGTATTCATGATAATCGTGTATTAGTATATGACCAGGCTAATAATCTGGAAACAACTGAAATCTTGATTCAGTCTATTATGACCGACGAAGGGCTATTAGTGCCTTATGGTGTCGGAGAAGTAAACCTACAGGTGCGATACGCACTACAATAACGTTGCTAGCACCAAAACAGATAAATGTCTAGTGGGTGTGCTTTACGTTTTTAACCACAAGGAAATAAAATATGGCATTTAATCTAATTCGTAATAGTCGAGTATTCTGGACAAGTAATGTTAACACAACTACTGGTGCAGTCAACAGTACAGGATTTACTTCTGGCAATACTCGCGAAATTCAAGTACTAGACGGATTTTCGTTTAGTCAAAACACTACAAGTGAAACAGTTACACTAAACGAAGCGGGTGCAACACCTGTTCGTGGTCAGCGTAGTTTTAATACTGCTCTTGATCCAGCTGATTTTACCTTTACAACTTACATGCGTCCACAAGATGCTGGCACTACAATTACTTGTGAAGAGTCTGTATTATGGAACGCTATGTTCTCGGACAAGCCAATTGGTGATGCAGCAGCAGCTTGGACTGATGGTGCTACTTCTGCAGTAGCAGTTTTAACAAACTCCAACAAGCACCAACTACAAGCTTTTGGTTTAGTTATTATTGTTGACGATACAACTTTTATTATAGATAACTGCGTGTTAAACACAGCTACAATCGACTTTGGTTTGGATGCTATTGCTTCAGTGCAATGGGCTGGTCAAGGCGGTGTGTTGCGTCAAATTGTTTCACCTACTATTGGTACTGGTAGCTTGTCAGGTACATTAACTGGTAACTTCTTGCAAAAAGTAACTACTTGCCCTTATATTGCTAACAAACTAAGTGTTGTTACACTAGACGAAGGCATTGGATCTGGCGGTACTGCTTATAACGTTGCCTTAACTGGTGGTAGTTTGACAATTTCAAACAACGTTACTTATTTAACACCTGCTAACTTAGCAACTGTTAATAAGCCTGTTACTTATTTTACAAGTACACGTGCTATCTCTGGTAGCTTAAACGCTTACTTGCGTACTGGTAGTGGCAATACCGCTGAGTTAATGAGTTCGATGTTGACTAATTCAGCAACAGCTGTTAACCCAGCCTTCTACATGAATATTTCAATTGGTGGTACTGGTACTACTAAAGTTGACTTTACAATGCCTGCAGTTGTGTTAACAATTCCGACAGTTAATGCGGAACAAGTTGTTTCAACAACTATTAACTTTACTGCTCAAGGTTTTGCAAGCACTGCGTTTGATATCGGGGCAGCCAATGAGCTGACCGTTACCTACACAACGCCACAAGTTTAATAAACTAAATCTGGGCTAAGCATGGTGCTTAGCCCGTTGTATTCACAAATAATAAAAATATGTCTGAAATTTCTTTAAAATCCCTTTTAGTTCCCAGTAAATCTGTTGAAGTTGAATACCCCGGCATGCCAGGTTTCAAAGTTAATCTTGCCTTTTTAAGTCGTGAAACACTGCTTAATATTCGTAAGAAGTCAACAAAAACTAGTTTTAAAAATCGTCAAGCGGCCGAAGAGTTTAACGAAGACTTGTTCTTGCAACTCTACGTTGAAGCTGCCGTTAAAGGCTGGACAGGACTTAAAATGTCTTATCTTGAGCAACTTGCCCCAGTTGATTTAACTGGACAAAAACCAGATGATGAACTAGGCTTTACAGCTGAAAATGCACTGTACTTGATGAAAAACTCAAGTAACTTTGATGGCTTCATTAGCGAACAGGTCTCAGACTTGGGAAACTTTTCGAAGAGCAACTAAGTCACGTTACTAAGTTGCTCACAAACTATATGCAAAATAGCAGTGTTGCAATGACCAAAGAAGCATACTTTGAAATGTGTGCGGCTTTAGGCAATGAGCCTGCAGAAGATGAGATTCCAGTTGAGTTTGAAGACTTTCCACTGGAAGTTCAGCAAGCACTAATTGCCTATAGGATGCTTCGAGATGAGTGGGATTCAATGAATGGTATTTACTTAGGTAAATCACTGATTGGTATTTCAGAAGTTTTAGAAGCTACAGAAATTGATCAAGAAGATAGAAAGTTTATAACTATGCTTGTACGCACCATAGATGGTGTAAGAATACAAGAGATCAATAATAAACAAAAACTTGAAAAGCCCGCTAAGTAATTTAGTGGGCTTTTTTATGCTTTAAAATTTTATGTATTGACAAGTTTGACCATATGTGCTATAATGGTCCTAATGAAAAATATCTAATTTTTTTAATATGCCACTTAACCATTCAAGGAGGGGGCTTAATGTCAAAAATAACTGTAGGCTTTGAGCTAAAAGACGCAACAAAGTCGGTTGACGGGGTAGATGCCTCTGGTAAACGTTTAAATAAAACTCTTGAGCGTACTCAAGAGTTAATGAAAGGTACAAAAGGCGGTGGCGGTTCAAGAGCAGCTGCAGCTGCGTTTGGTCAAACCGAATATAATACAGCTCGCGGAACTGTAGGCACTGGTGCGGGTGGTCGTGACTTTGCAAAGCAATCACGCGAACTAGACGGTTTAGTTCGTTTATACGCTGTATATGCTGCCAATATTTTTGCTGCAGGTGCTGCATTTCGCGCACTCAGCGAAGCTATGAACACAACAAACATGATTCAAGGCTTAAACCAATTAGGTGCTGCCAGCGGTGTAGCTATGGGTGGTTTAGCTAAGCGATTCTCAGAAGCCAGCGGTGGAGCTATTAGCTTACGCGAGTCTATGGAGGCAACTGCTAAAGCCGTTTCTAGTGGCTTGTCACAAACACAGTTTTTGAAGTTAGGTGACGTTGCCAAGAAAGCTTCACAAGCGCTAGGCGTTAATATGTCAGATGCTGTTAGTCGTTTGACTCGCGGTATTACAAAGCTTGAGCCTGAATTACTGGACGAATTGGGTATATTTACTAAAGTTGGTAAAGCTACTGAAGATTATGCACGCGCTATTGGTAAACCAGTTTCAGCACTAACAGACTTTGAAAAACGCCAAGCTTTTGCTAATGCTGTACTTGAAGAAGGTGCTCGCAAGTTTGGACAAGTCGAAATACCTACTAACCCTTATGATAAGTTATTAGCTACACTAAAGAACGTAGCACAAGCAGGTTTAGAGATTGTAAATAACGTATTAGGACCTTTTGCAAAACTGCTGTCTAATAACACAGGTTTATTAGTTGGTGTTATAGGTTTAATTGGTGCTAAGATTGTAAAAGACGCCCTGCCTGCTATTGGACAGTGGAGATCCGGCTTAAAAGCTGCAGCAGATGCTGCTAGACAAAGTAGTTCGGATATTGCAGCAAGTTTTGGTGAAGGCTTTGTTGAGCGTACAAACGCAGCCTTTAAAGTACCTCAGCTAGAAGCTAATCTAAGGAAATCAGAAGAAGCTTATCGTGCTAGTCGTGTAAAAATGGCACAGATGGATACAGACCTTTCTAAGCGCGTTCTTAAAGGTGGTGCTGGTACAGACGATAGATCTTTAAGAGCAGAGCAGACCCGATACAGTAAAGAAATAAATGCACTAAGACGTCAAGGCTTAGATATTAACAATGCCCAAATTTTAGCACTTCAAAAAGAGCGAGCAGTAGTTATTGCTTTACGAAATGATATAAAGGCTTTAAATGCTGCACAAGATGCTGCGCTAAGCAAAGCCAGCGGCGGCAGTATTTTTGAAAGAACCGGAGATTTTCTTCGCGCTAGTGCAGCTAAAGGTGCTCGAGATAGAGCTACGCGCTTAGACATACTAAGCGATGTAAGCCGAAATCAAACACAGCTGGGATTTGGCCCAGCTATTGGTATGATGATGAAAGATCTCGACAAGTTACCTGGTAAATTCCAAAAAATACGAACAGGTATTGCTGGAATTGTTATTGCAGGAGCGGGTACTATTGGTACTGCTATATCAGGATTAAGTCGATTTTTAGGACCTGTAGGTATAGGTATAACAGTACTAACTGCTGCACTTCCACTATTCCGAAATAACGAAGAAGCAGCCGCAAGATTTGCAGGTTCACTAGATTTATTAAAAGAAAATTCAGAAAATGCTTTTCGAGTCTTAGAGCGTTTAGGTAAATTAGATCCATTAGAGCGTATTTCTGTAGACAATATATTTGCCAAAGGAACAGCTCTTGAAAGCTTAGGCGGAAGTATGTCTAAAGCTTTTACGGATATTGAAACAGAAATAAAGAATCGTAACTGGGCCGACAGTACCATTAACTTTTTAGCAAGCATTATAGGCCGTAGTTCAGAACAGTTATTAGCAAAACAAATAGGCAATTCATTAGAAAGTGCTATAAAATTATCTGCTAATGGTCGCGCTATACAACAAGAAATTGCAAAACTACTAGAGTTACCTGCTGAATCTTCTATAAGTGCAATTGAAAAAGCTTTAGCTAATTCTAGTCCTGTTATAAGAGGTGCTGTTGCTAAAGTTATAGAAGACTCGGGCAAAAAGGCAGTAGCTTCTGCAGGCTCTCTTAAAACCTTTAGAGAAGGTTTAGCAGAGAGTAGTAAGATTTATCAAGACCTTATAAATACTACTAAAAACGCTACTCCACTAACTAAGTTTGCAGAAGAAAGCACCAAAAAGATTTTAGAGTTAAATAATGCATTAGAAGGTGCAAATTTACCAGAAAAGCTTACAGAACTAACTAGACTTAGCACAGATATTAATTTTTTACAATTATTCCCTTTAGAAGCTGCAAAGAATATATTATCAACCTCAGATGAGTTAAAAACTCTTAGCACAGAATTAGCAGAAGTAGAGCGTAAACAGACACTATACAACAATGCTTTAAATGAGCAACAGACTATTGTAGATAAATATGCTAGGCTGGCTACTGGACCAACAACTGTGAGTGAAAGCAAAGAACTTGCAGCTGCTACAGATGCAATAAAGCGCCTTAAAGAAGCAAATGCTGGGCTAGACACTACAAGAGGTGCAATTAGTGGCTCTCTACAGAGTGCTCAAGCAAAGTTCGCAACCTCAATGAGAGAAGGTTTATTAGCTAATATTGACACTTTTACTAGAAACTTAGTAGCTGCTGCTGCAAAAGCTGGACTAGAACTTCAGAAGGCAGCATTAGGCGGCGTAGCAGATCCAGTACTAAAAGCAGAAATTCAGCAAAGAATTGACCTTGAAGGACTTAAGATAGATAGAAGTTTACTAAAAGTGCAGATGAGCCTAATAGAATCTACTGATAACTTACGCTTAGCTATGCTAGAATCTGCTTTTGAAGGTAAATTAAGAGACAGAGGTCTCTCAGGATTGGATGGAGGTGATCTTGAGAACGCGCTACTTCGCAATCCTGCTAACAGGGATTTAGCAGACGACAGGAGAATGATTACTAGTATTAAAGAGAATAGGGGAAAAACTCTTACTCAACTAAGCGCTGAAATCGCGTCTGTTGGTAGCAACACAGGCCAACTTGGTGGTATTGCACCAGCAAGCACTTTGCGAGGCTTAGGCGAAGTTACTGGCTCAGCTCAAGCACGTGCAGCAGTACAACAACAACTGCAAGATTTAGATAAAAAAGGAAAACTGGTTGAGCTAAACACTAAGCTTGCTAAACTTGACGGTGAAAGTTTCAACAAGTTAAAAGAGCTTGGAGATCAGCAACGAAAAAATGATCAAGCTCAGGCAGCATTTGCAGTTGAAAAAAATTCAATGACTGAAGCTGAATTTAACAAAAAGAATGAAGATTTTATATTACAAAAATCAAGACTCGATATCCTAGTAGATGGCGAAAAATCTAACTTAGCAATACTAAAAGCACAGGCGGTACAAGGCTTTTTAAAATCAGAAGAATCCCTAAAGAACCTAGAATATACCAGAGAAAATGCTGCTACAGCAAAAACACTAACTAAAGAAGAACGAGATCAGGCAGATGCTGCAGCAAGAAGACTTACATCTGTTTCATCAGCTTTAAGTATAAAAGACCGCGATGCTAAAACAGCTGAACAAGCGTTTATTGTTAGTTCTGCCGCTTTAGATAAAGAAATTTCTATTAATAAAATTACTCAAGATAATCTAACTTTGCAAGGTCAACTTGGTATGCTCGATGACGAGTCCTTAAGAACAAAATTAAACCTATTAAAAGTCGAGGAAACAAAGTTAGAGCAAACCAAGCAATTAACTGCAGCTCAACGTGCATATAATCAAGAAGTTGAAAAATTAGATCGTGATATGGAAGCAGCAGGTGGTTTCTACGTAGGATCTAAAAAGACAGAAGATGATACAGCACGTGCACGACTATTAGAAAATTACAAATCGCAAAGATCTGCAATCTTGTTAGTAACACAAGCACAGATTGATAGTGCACAAACAATGGCAGACACTACAAATAGGCAGCTAGCATACACAGAAATGTTTAAGCAAGGTTTTAAGGGCATGGAAGACGCTATTGTTAACTTTACTAAAACTGGTAAACTAAGTTTCAAAGACATGATTAATAGCTTTATTGAAGGTTTGTTGCGTTATGAGATTCAACAACAACAAATTGCCTTATTCTCAGGATTAGGTGGTGCAGGTGGATTAGCTAAGTTATTTATGGGAGCAATAGGCTTTAATAGTCCATCTCCTATGGGCCCTATGGGCGACCCAGATTTTTATAATAATGCTAAAGGTGGAGTATACGATGCTGGATTAAAAACATTTGCTAAAGGCGGAATGTTTACTAACGGCATTGTTAATCAGCCAACTTATTTTAAGTTTGCTAAAGGTACTGGTTTAATGGGTGAAGCAGGTCCTGAAGCTATTATGCCCCTAAAGCGCGATAGTAATGGTAATCTGGGAGTTCGTGGAGGTGGTGGTGGGTCAAACGTTGATGTAGTTGTTAACAACTATGGCAGCGAAAAAGCAACTACCAAAGAAACCACAGACTCACGTGGAAATCGTCGAATCGAAGTAATAATTGGGGATATGGTAGCAGGCGAGTTAAATCGCGTAGGATCAAATACTCAACAAGCAATGACAGCCAGTTATGGCACATCACCATTAGTGGCAAGGAGATAATAAATGGCAGTATTACCATGGCCTACAACACTTCCGCAAGTACCTCAAAAAGGCTTTACGGAATCAATTGGAGTTAATGTTATACGTTCAGCTACAGATGCCGGCCCTGCGAAACAAAGACGCAGGGCTAGTCGTCCTAGTGAGTTAAATGTAAACTTTTTAATGACCACTGCACAAACACAAACGCTCGAAGCTTTTATAAAAAATCTACCTACAGCTAGTCCTATTCCAGGTATTGCAGGTACTAATCGTTTTACTTTTCCTCATCCACGAATACTTGGTACAACTATAGAAGTACGTATTATACCAGGCAGCGGTGGAGAATTTTTTAGTTTACAGTATATGGCACCAGGATACTGGTCTACTAGTCTTAAATTTGAAGTGATGCCATGAGCAGACTAAATAGTTTATCACAATCAGCTGTTAGAGCAATGTTTGCCTCGGAAACTCCCGAGGCATTAATTTTGCTTATTACTATTACTAATCCGGCAGATGCTGCAAATCCTATTCGTTTAGCAGATGGTTATACAAATCGTATTGCTTCGCTGACAACAGACACAGACGTTACATACGGAGTTACTAGTAATTCAAAAGACTATTTATTTTTACCTATGCAAATATCATTGCCAGGTGAACAAGAAGCAGGAGCCGCACAGTGTAGTTTAGTTTTAAACTTTGTTACTCGTGAAGCTATAGAACTTATTCGTACACATCTAACAAGCCCTGTTAGTGTACAAATTGATCTGGTATTAGCAAGTAGTCCTGATCGTATTGAAACTAGTTTTTCAGGTTTTAAAATAACCAATGTTACATATAACGCGGAACAAATTACGTTTGATTTAAACATGGTTAGCCTTAGCCGCGAACCGTTTCCGTGCTTTACTTTTACTCCAGCCAATTTTCCAGGATTATTCTAATGAAGTATAATAAATATATTGGATTACCTTATGCCACTAATGGCAGAGATGAAAGCGGAATTGACTGCTGGGGATTAGTGCGCTTATTTTATAAGCAAGAATATAGTATTGAATTACCAAGCTATACTGAAGAGTATTCAGGTGCTTACGATTCCCGTATTCTTGGTATGATGGATCTTTATAAAAATAATTGGTCACAAGTACAACAACCTGAAGTTGGTTCGGTTATAGTATTCAATATATTAGGTGAGCCTTTTCATGTAGGCGTCTATATTGGTGAAGATAAGTTTATTCATGCCCGCGACGGTATGGATAGTGTTGTAGAATCTGTTAATAGCCCAAAGTGGACTAAACGTATTGAAGGTTATTATAAGTATTCTACACAAGCTAGTACAATGCTGGCGGGTAAACCACACCCTTTTAAACAAACAAATTATACAGATCTAGCTATTGCGGGATCTACGCTATCTGATGTATCACAAAATTTAATTGATGCTTATAAAATCAGTGATTATTTTGCTAAAAAATTAGTGTTATTTTTAGATGGTATTAAAGTTCCGCAGTCGGACTGGAATACTATACGAGTTCAGGCAGGTCAAAGTATAGTTTACAAAGTAGTACCTGAAGGAAAAGATACTTTCCGCATGATTGCTATGATTGCACTAATATATGTAGCAAACGTATACGGCGCAGAACTAGGCTCTGCGATGGGCCTTACAGAAGGTGGTGCTACTGTAGCAGGGTATACAGAAGCAGCTACTGTAACTACAACAGGTAAAATTGTTGGTACTATGGCTATTAATATGGCAGGTATGGCACTTATTAATGCCGCTTTTCCTATTCGCCCATTAAATGGCAAAGATCCAGGAAGTGCCGCACCTGTTAATGCTTTTAGTGGTGCTGCTAATCAAAGCAATCGCTATGGAGCAATTCCTGTAGTACTTGGAAAAATGCGTGTAAATGCAATGCTTGGAGCAGTGCCATATGTAGAAACATTAACAGATACTAGTTTATTACATTTATCGCTTGTATGGGGATTTGGGCCGCTTGCAGTTGAAGATATTCGTGTAGGTGCAAAAACTTTAAATGAAGTCTACTATACTAGCCAAGCAGCTATGGGACAAGATACTCCTGTACCAGTTACATTACTAGGTACAGTACAAGAAAGTTTAAACGGTACTATAGACGCTTTTGATAAGCTGTATCCAACTGACGTAGAGCAACAATTTCCGCAAATTGAGTTAGTTAATAACTCCACAGACGGAAATCCCTATACAATAATTACATTAGCAGAATATGCTGAAGACATTGATGTGGCATTTACCTTTCCAGAAGGTATGCGAAGAATTAGTACAAAAGATGGTAAAATTAGCGACGCTACTTGTGGAATTCAAGTTCGTTTACGCAAAGAAGGTGAAACAGCCTGGTCAACTTTACCGTCGTACCACTTAGGTAACTATTCCGCTCCTACACCTAGTGACGTAGGTTTTAAAACCACTATAAGTTCAGCGCCTTATTACACTAATACAAATACTGATGAATCACAGCCACTATACAAATGGTATGTGCTTGCTATGGCACCAGGAGGCGGAGTAGAAATATTTAGCGGAGCTGCTACTGATAATCAGTATGCAAATCCTGCTCCATGGTTAGTGACTTTATATACACAAAGCTCCTACGCGTCATTTGTAGGCACCGACAATAATACAATTTTAAGATTACCTACTATCCCTAATGGTTATGTTAAACTACATACTATTTGTTTTTATGGTAGCACTTATTTAACCGAATCCACAGTATCACATTTAGCTAATACTGCTACAACTACTATAGAAGGATTAACACTTACATCAGTTACTAGAGCACCACAACTTGACGCAGGCGGTCAACCAGTTTTAGATAGCGATAATAATGCTTTAGTTACTAATGACTACGTAGTTACTATAGCTGCAGGCCGAATTGTAAACAACTCCGTTGCAGCAGGAACTCCACAACTTGTATTTAGTTCTACTCAGTTCCCAAGCATTACTCCACCTAGTGGTGTTGCAAAATGGCGAGGCTGGACTCAATTCTTGAAAGATTATGGTGTATGGGGTAGCGGTGCTGAAGCAAGTAGTGTTAACTTTGATAAGACGGCTTCAGTAACTTTCCCTTATACAGGGTACTATGAAATTTGGGCAGTTGCTGACGACGAGGGATCAATATTAATTGATAATGCACGTCTAATTACTGTTCCTAAGAATGGCTACGGATCTCTTGCAAAAACGTGGTACTACGCTGAGGCAGGTAGCGTGCATAGTGTAAGAATGAAAGCCATAAACTCTCAGGGCGGTAATGCGGCAGCAGCTTTAGGTATTTGGTATACTCCAAATGCTGGATTAAATATTGCTGGGTCTATGGGTACTGAATTAGTATTCGGTAAAGACGGATTCTTTTCGCAACGAAAAGACGCGTTTAATTATGTTTATAAAATGCGCGGGTTGCCTAGATCAAAGTATTCGATTCAAATACGTAGAACAAATGATGATGTAACTGAAAAAGAAGAAGACCCAGATTATAGGTACTATAGTAAAGCAATAGTTTATGGAGTAACAGGATATAACAAACAAACATTAAATGCTAGTAATCAACTAGTACCTATTCGTGTTGTAAAAAATCCTCCAAACTGTTACTTAGCAAGAACTTTTATTAAACTACAAAGCACAAACAAAATAAATGGAAGCTTAGAGGGCGTAAATGCTTTAGTACAAACTAAAGCTAATGTTTTAAATAGACAGACAAATGATTGGAAAACGGTAGACGTTACTAACAATCCTGCCGCACTATTCCTTTATGTACTAATGCATCCTGCTAATGCCTATAGAGTTGCAGATAATATTATAGATGCTGCTAACTATGTAGATTTAAATGCATTAGCCGACTGGTTTAAGTTTTGTCACCCTATGACATATAGTGGCGGTACTTATACACAAGACACTACTAAACCTTGGCTAAGTTATAATGCTGTATTAACTAGTGTTAGTAGTGTTATGGATGTGTTAAAAGATATTTGTTCTGCTGGTAAAGCTAGTCCAAACTATATTGATGGTAAGTGGACAGTAGTTATCGATAAGCCTCGCTCTGGAGTAGTTCAGCACTTTACTCCACATAATAGCTGGGGTTTTGAATCTACAAAAATACTTCCACGTATACCTGATGCATTTCGTATTACTATTGCTGATGAAGAAAAAGGCTATCAAGCAAACGAATATAGAGTGTATAATGTTGGTAAAAACGACAGCAATGCAGAACTATTTGAAGAAATTAGTTTACCTGGTGTAACTAATTTTGCTCAAGCAAAGCACATTGCTCAATGGCATATGGCACAACTAAAATTGCGTCCAGAGATGTATAGTTTAAACGTAGACTTTGAGTATTTGGTTTGTAATCGCGGAGACGTAGTTCGTGTTACTCACGATGTTCCACTATGGGGCAACGGTAGCGGAAGAATTAAAAACTGTGCGGTAGGTAGTGCTGTTATAACTTTAACCGAAGATATATATTTAGAGAGCGGAAAGTCCTATAATATTAGAGTTAGAACTAATGCAGGTGCTAGTGTATTAAAAGCTTTAACGGCGATAACTACTACTAACTACTACAATAGTATTACTTTAACTACAGCACTAGTAAGTGGTGATAATATAAACTCTGACGATTTATTTATGTTAGGCGAAGTTAGTAAAGAATCGCAAGAGTTAGTAGTACTAAGCATAGAGCCTTCTGGTAATGTTAGTGCAAAACTTACACTAGCGGATTACTCACCACAGATTTATACAGCAGATCTATCAGGGTACTTGTCTTATAACTCAAATATTACTAGTACTGCTAATTATTTAGTTAACTCAATTATTAATGAAGCGCCTACTATTGTTTCCGTAAATAGCGATAGTGCTATTAGCGAACAAATCAGTAACGGAACATACACAAATACTGCTATTATTAGCTATACTAATTCTAATAATCTTAGTGTAAGTGCTGAAAGAGTTCAATTACAGGTAATTCCTGGAGATGTAATGTTTGATACAGCCTCTCCGTCGTATTATAGTAGCAAAGATTCTTCAAGTATTAGTGTACAACAACTTACTTCTGGTATTATTTATAAAACAAGAGCTAGATATACTAACAGTGTTGGTAATATTGTCGGCCCTTGGTCTGAGACTTTCTGGTTTACAAACGCCGGTAAGACTATTAGTGGATCTATCGCCCCACTATTAACCTTAGATTTAGATAAAACTGATATTGTTGTTAAACCAGATGCTGCATTGCAAACTTCTGATTTTGATACATATGAATATAGATTGTTTAAAGACACTGGTGTAGAAGACTTCTGGGAATTAGATTTGACTACAAATAATATTAAAGTTAAAAAAGAAAAAGGTGAAGCTAGGTTTGATCTTCGTGAACAACCTAGACCTAGACTTTCAGCAGCTGGAGTTACTTATAGAGTGGCTTGTAGAGCATTAGATAAACAAGGTAATTATAGTACCGAAAGTACTCTAGGAACAATAGTTGTTAAAACTATTACTTAAAGGATAAGCATGGCGGCATATTTATACCCAGGTGTAAAATCACTACAGTTAGTATTAGATAGACCATATGATACCATTAGAACTACAGATGTTAGAGATGATCTAGTAGCTGTAAAAGTCTGGTACTCACTTACTAGCGGGTTTAATCCAAACCAAGGACAAGGCACACTTGTCCCTTCTGGTAACAGTTTAAATGTAACTATTACTGGTTTAACACCTAATACCAGATACTATGTAAAGTATGCTTTTATTAGTGCAATTGATGAAAATGAAGCAGACCCAGACGGCACTAGCGGCCCTCTGGGTCCTGGATCATTTACTGTTTCCACAGAATTAACAGCCGTAGTACTTGAAGAAAACATAAGTGTTTACGGGTACTTAACAAATGATCCTGTGCCTATTGTTACAGCAACTGATGGTACTGGAGGAGACTTTACTAACGCTACTGGCGTTTTTAAGGTTTTTAACCTAAGTACTGAAGTAACTGGTGGGATAAACCTTCCTCCTTTTGGAGCAGGACCGGTTTATGCTATTAAGCCTTTTACTAATGATAATATTACTGGTGCAACTATTAACGCTACAACTGGTGTTTATAGTTGTACTGGTTTAACAGATGATGGCGGTAATATTACTTTTACAGCTACCTATAACGGTATTACTGTAGAGCAAGTATGGAACGTTTTCCGAGCTAAAGCTGGCGAAACTGCCCCCTTAATTCAACTTAGTACACCTAATAAAGAATTTCTATACAAAGATCAATTTGCTACAGTTTCGCAAACACCATTAACAACAGTAACAGCTCGTTTAGTTAATTTAACGGGTACCCCTACATTTACTGTTCAAGCCTATACACGAGATAATGTAACTACACCTATTGGCAGCATTGCATTTACACAAAGTGGTAATACAATAACAATTACTAGAGCTCAGTTTGACGCTCTTGGTGTAACTATTGGAACAGCAAAAGTTACTGCTACTGTTGGAACTATAAGTGACGTTTTAACACTTTATCGTATTAATGACGGTACAGAACAAATTACCGTTGAGTTATCAAATGAGTCGCACGGAATACCTGCTTATGCAGACGGCACAACTACTGCTAGTAGTTATGTTGGTAGTGGAACATTAATTCAAGTTAAACAAGGCAATACTTATTTACTAGTAGATAATAGTAGCCCTTTTGCCGACGGTACTTGGCGGATAAGTACTATTAATGCTGTAGGCATTGTGTGTGATACAACTCCTGCAGTAGGCGGAAATTTTGTTGAGTTTAACGAACACTCCACAATGGACAATGCACTTGATGTTGCGTATATTGACTATACTATTACTGGCAAAACTAGCAGCGGCGTAGCTTTTAGTATTGTAAAACGTCAAAGCTTTGCAAAATCCAAAGAAGGCATACAAGGTGCAACAGCGCGTTCAGTAGCCATTACTGCTACTAGTCAAGTATTTATAACTGCTAAAAATACTACAACTATTATACCTAGCACAATTACACTAACTGCTATTCAAAGTAATTTTATTACTCCGCAGTATCTTTGGCAAATACAAAACCCAACAACCCAAGCTTGGGAAGCGCCAGGAACACAAGGCACTATTACTGGTAATACTTTTGCATTAAATAGTTTTGCGCCAGTTGGTTCAAAAGCCGTTAAAGTAACTGTTACAGAAACAATCGATGCTGAAACTTTTAGTGTATTTGATATATTTTCAGTATACAGTTTGCGTGAAGGTGATGATGCTTTTATAGTTGGTTTGTCAAATGAAAATCAAACTATTAGCTATGACAGTGCTGGCGATGCTAATACTGGACAATTCCCGATTACAAGTAAACTATACGCAGTCTTAGGCACTAACTTTTTAACTGGATCAACTACTCCAGCTGTTACCTTTGCCAAAGTTAGCTATGATGGTGGAGCCGCTGGCAACTATAGTATTGATTCAAGTGGTAATATTGCTATACAGTCACCCCTTACAACGGACTCAGCTACAGCAGTATTTAGTGCTACAATTTATGCAGGCACTGCAAATGCAAAAACACTTACAAAAAGTCTAACCCTAAACAAATCCAAAGACGGTAAAATTGGCGAAGGTATTACACAAATTTACATTCGTAGCACGGATAATCCTCCCGCAACCCCCGCAGCTAGTGCAGGAGTTCCTGCAGGTTGGTCAGCTACTGTTGCAGGAGCAACAGGTAGTAATCCACTATGGACAAGTTTTGGTAAGCGTGAGGTAGGTGCTACAATATATACATGGCAAACGCCAGTACGTGTTGAAGGTACAACTGTAGTAAATCCTCCGCTAAAAAATGCTACAGGTTATTTGTATTATAGCATATCTACCGCTACTCAGCCTAGCGCACCATCAGCTACAAGCTATGACTTTGCTACAGGTCAATTTGCTAGTGTTACGGCTAATTGGTCTACTACTTTTACGGTTGTAGACAACCCAACTGGGAAAATGTGGGCTGTTCGTTATAGTGTACAAGAAACTGTTTCGGGCGGAGCACAGACTGTGCAAATTAGTGCAGCATTTACACATCAAAATTTTAATGGTTTAGTAACTTTTACTAATATTGATACGCAAGTAGCAGGTACTCAAACTGTTAGTAGCCTTAATACTGCTATTGGTACAAAAGTAACTGGAAGTGAGGCTACTAGTTTAGCTAATACTGCTATTGGTAGCTCAAGTGTTATTGCAGCCAAAGTAGCTAAAACTGATATTTACACAACAAATACTACAACTATTGATGGCGGTAAAATTACTACTGGTACTATTAATGCTAATAGATTAAATATTGGTTATAATACTAATGTTAATGTTAATAGTAATCGTATTGTTATAGATGGTGTAAATAATAATATTAGAGTATACAGTGGTGGAACTACTCCACGAGTTATTATAGGTAATTTAACTGAACCTGCAGGCGGCTGGCCAGGTGCATTTACTTCTACAAGTTAAAGGACTATTATGGCATACGGAATGCAAATATATAACTCAGATAATAGTTTGGCATATGACTCCACCAGTCCTGGTGGAGTCTTTTTGCGCTTCGCAGAATTAGCAGCAGGAGGAGATACTGGAACAGTATTTTATTTTGATTTAGGTACTGAGTCACTTGATAAAACCATAGTACTATACCCCTTATTTTTAGGAGATCATGGATTTTCTATTATTCAAGGAAATGTTTCTAGCAATCAAAATGCTAGTATAGCCTGGTATAATGTAAGCCCTACACCAGGCTCAGCAGTTGTAAGAAATAACACAATTATAATGGTATTTGCTAAATGACATATGGATTTAAATTTTTAAACGATAATAACGAGACTGTTATTGATGACACAAATGTAAAACCTTGGTTTTATGATCAGGCTCCTCCAATGTATACTACTGATATAACTAATTACAGCAGTTTTTATCAGTTTAATGAATTAAATAAAACAGATGCAAATGGAAATCCTGTTACTAACTGGATGCCTGAGGCAGGTATAACTTCATGGAAAATATATGAAATAGGATATGAAGTACCTGTAAGTTACGATTGCTTTATATTACTTAATTTACCTATAACTTCAAGCAAGATATTTTATTCTTGTGAGAAACCTCTTTCTCGTATAGGAAATAATAGAATTATAATATATGCTTATGTTCCTAATACTGCAATAGCTACTACAGCAGATATACCAAAAGCCTATATATTTGTGGTAAATCCTATACCTAATGCGCTTATAAGTACTGGTTACGGTATACACATACGTAATGCAAGTGCTCAGTATATGTTTGATTCAGGTAAAAGACATTTTCAACCTAAAGCATTTTCACAAATATATATAAAAGGACTTTATAATCAGTATATAACTAATCCAGGAAGTTATACTACTATAGAGACTGGTACTACAGGGTTTGCTACACTTGGAGGCACTATTATACCTGCTAATGCTGCTTGGCTATTACCTTCCAGTGATATAATATTTGGTAAATGGAGCAATGACGAACAAGCTTATAAAGCTACTCATAATGTAGCGGTTCACAAAAGAGTATACACTGCAGGAGGTATAAATGGATTAAATGTTGCACAGCCAAAAACATTTACTAGCAGTTCACCAACTTTTAGTAACACGACTGGATTGTTTAATAATGCATATCTTATTGCAGCAGGACAAGCGCAGGGATTTACGGATGGCAGCGGAATAATGTTAGCAATCGTAGCTGATGCAACACCTTTAGACCAAGGCTATACTGCGCCAGAATTTCCACAGTCTTTTTCGTTATTTAGAAATGTTTCAAATATTATTGAAGGTAGTCCAAGCGGTATAACAATAACTCTAACTACTACAGCAGTACCTAATGGTACTGTAATACCTTATACAATTACAGGAATTAGTGCTAGCGATATAAGTTCTGGTACTTTATCTGGAAATTTTACAGTTAGCAATAATACTTCTAACACATTTTTAACAGCAATAAACGACGGTCAGTCAGAAGGTACTGAAACCGCAACACTAGCACTTAATAACGGTAAAGCTTCGATTTCATTTACCATTTCTGATTCTGTAAGCTACTCCCTATCAAGTTTTATGACCCCCGAAGAAGGTCAGTCTATTACAGTTACATTGACTACTACCAATCTTCCTAATGGTTCTACAGTTCCGTATACAATAACGGGTATTACTCAAGCAGATTTAAGCGTTGGCACAATAACAGGTAACTTTACTATTTCTAGTAATACCAGTGGATTAGAATTTAGATTTGCCAGAGATACTCCATTTGAATACGAAACCATGCGTATATCAGTTAATTCGGGAGCAACATTTTTAGATATTCCAATTACTGACGTTCCTGCTGGTAATGAAATCTTAACAATTAGTCCAAACTCTATTACTACAACAGAAACAACTAATTTAAGCATTACTGGCGGAGCCCCATATACTAGTTTTGAGTATATTACACTAGCACAAGGTGTAGACCCTGTTTATGCTTGGAATAATCGTTGGTTACCACAGTATGCATCACAAGTAGCAACACTATATTTTGACGAAAACGGAGACTATTACAATAATCCATTAGGAAGCGGATTTGGTACTGGAAATCGTACTTTCTGGGCATTTATGACGCATACCAGAAATTTTCGCAGCGCTAATATAACTGTTAGTTTACCCCAAACTTTTTCAATTACTGGTAGTGATGGTACAAAAGGCCCGCTAACTATAGCTGAAGGTTCTACTGGATTTTTCAAAGTAACTACAACAAATGTGCCTACTGGAACAATAGTATACCCTAAATTTATAAATACAGATTTAGCTGCAAATGATTATACTAACAGTGCTGCCAGCGGTGTAGCTGTTGGTTCTAACGGTGTTGCAAATTTTACAATTCAGTTTACAGCAGATTCAACTACAGAAGGATCACAGAGTGGTGAATTAGTAGTTCAATATCCTAACGGTACTGCCAAAGATAGTTATGGTGTTATTACAGTTAGTGATACTTCGTTAACGCCTGCTAACTATTCTTTAACAAAAGCTGTTCCCTCAGGTAGCACTGCTAATGAAGGAACTGCTGCTTACTTCTATCTTACAACTAATCAAAGTGCTAATTTATATTGGGTTTTAGAAGGTACTGGCATTACTAATGATGATATTCAAGCAGCAGGTGCATATGATGCAGACGGTAACTACTATAGTTACGGGGCTGATAGATCTGGAATTATAAATTCTACTTATTACCAGTTGTTTATTCAATTTAAAAATGACGTCAGAACAGAAGGAAATGAAACCTTAATTGTTAATATTAAAACAGGTTCAACGACTGGACAAGTAGTAGCCTCCTCGTCAGTAATTATTGGAGATACAAGCTTATACCCAGCAGCAGGAACTCCTACAGGCGATCCTTATTGTATAGGTGTCAATCGATATCAAAATTATCATGACGGCAGTGGTGGGCAATATAGTAGCGTAATTGAGTATAATAGCACTATTTGTGGCTACGTGCCGCCTGCAAGCTACTCAGTTAGTAGAAGTGCAGCTAGTATAAATGAAGGTGCGTATATTATATTTACTATTGGCCTAACAGCAGTCCCTGCTGGAACTCAACTATGGTGGGATATATCTGGTACTGGAATTACAGCTAACGATGTTCAATACGTTTATCATGATTCTCAAGATGGAAACGGTTGGTTTACTCCTAGCGGAGGCAGCCCTTTAAACAATAGTTTTACTGTTTACGGCGAAACTGTATATCAAGTTATTTTGTATCTTAGAAATGATCTACAAACAGAAGGAAACGAAACAGCTACGTTTAACTTACGTACTGGTTATAGTGGTGGAACTTCTGTAGCAAATACTAGTTTTACTATAAATGATACTAGTACAGCTCCTGTGTATAATGAGTCAGTAATTATTGAAAGTGATGCTAATGGTAACTATATAGTTCCGTTAAATGGTTATATGACTATTACAGTTGGGCCTGGTGCTCCTAATACTGGATTTACTTATGCTATTACTAATAATACAGACCCTCAACCAACAAGTTTTCCAGGCGTTGCCACACTAGACGGCAGTGGTTATTTCTACAACTATATTACTGGTGCGACTTTTCAAGGCAGTCAAACAGTAGGAGACAAGCGACTGTGGGTTAAGTTTAACTATAACAACAATGTTCGTAGCGCTCGAGTACGTATAGTTTACGATGCCGGCACTCTTAGTGGTGGAGAATATTGTAGTGGTTTTACACGCTATCAAAACTACAACGATGGGGCTGGTGGTACATATGCACAAGTAGTTGCTAATAATAGTCCTGCTTGCGGATATGTACAACAATATACACCTGCTAGAACTCTAAGTGTATACACCTACTACAACTATGACCTTCAAGGCGACACTTGGGGTATAAATGGTGGTAGACCTGGTGGCCCAGTTACGGCTACTATTATTAACGGACCTTATGCTGGATTTGCACTTAGCGGAAGTTTTAACGGTTCAGGTCAGTATCGGCAATTAATCGGTGACTACGGAGCTTTAGTTGTTGGTAACTATACCATTAACTTTACGTTTCCAGGAGATAATGCTTACTACTCAACTTCGTACAGAACGCTAGTAGCTACCTTCTCAGTTCAAAATGCTAGTGCCGGCGGTGGTGGTATAATACCATAAAGCCGATTTTATCAAGCACAGAATACCCTGTCCAACTTATGGGCAGGGTATTTTTTTGCATTGACAACTATGCGCCCTTGTGGTATAATATACCAAAATGTCAGAACGTTTCAATATTTTTTCTTGACAAGCTTTTACCCCAATCTAAAGGGCAGACTTCCCGTTTGGATTATAATTAAATATACAACCACTGCTAATAAGGAGATCTGATTATGGTGGAGATTAACGACCACAGCCTCATTCAGACAGTTTCACTAGTTGCGTTAGCAGTTGTTGCTTTCTCAGTTGGAATACAGAAACTGCTAAAAGACTGGAAAAGTACTCATGCGGAAACTAGCGTGATTACTCTAATGCACACAGAACTAGAGCGTATGAGTGTACAGAATGGTATACTTGCCACTGAGTTAAATCGCTTACAGCAAGAAATGATTCTGCTAAACACTCAACTAGCACAGTTATGCGTTGAAAATCAGCAACTACAAACCGAAGTTGTTGCACTAACTGAAGAAGTTAATAAGTTTAGAGTGTCAGCTACTATAGCTGCAGCTAAGAAAGTTCAGGTACGCTAATGCAACCGGCTAAAATTAACTATAAAATTTATCAAGGTAGTACGTTTCAAGAGACGCTGCGTTGGGAATCAGAAACAAAAACATATGTTCCTATTTCAGCAATAACTAAAGATGCTCCTTGCGTAATCACTACCACAGCAGCACACACTGTTCCACTTGGCTGGAGAATTCGAGTTACAAATGTGGCTGGAATGAAGGAGATTAATACTGTAAGTGACGATGCGTATTATTTAGTAACTGCTAAAACATCTAATACAATAGGTCTGAACAAAGTAAATAGTTTAAGTTATACTACTTATACTAGTGGTGGTGTAGTCGAATACAATACACCTGTTCCGCTTACAGGCTATACCGCTCAGATGCAGATACGTGAAACACTAGATTCAACAACAGTAATCCACCAAATGACTTCAGCAGCTGGTGGTGGTATTCAAATTAATACTTCAGACAGTACAATATTTTTAACTATACCTGCGGCAACTACCACAGCGTTTACTTTTGACTCAGCGGTTTACTCGCTGGAACTCACAAACAGTTCAGGAGTTGTAACCCCTTTTCTAGCTGGCAACCTTACTCTGGTAAGAGAGGTTACAAGATGACAACTGAAGTAATTGTAACCGAAAACAATAATACGGTTGTTATAAATACCCAACAACCAAATGTAATCGTAAGCGGTATGATAGGACCCACAGGTGTAACAAGCTTTAGTGGTCTTACAGACATTGATCTAAACCAGCTAAGTGCAGGAAGTGTACTAGTTTACAATGCTGGAACTCAAAAATGGACCGCAACAAAGCTGCTAGACCAGCAAATTGTTGAGTCTGGGCAATTTTAAAGGAACATATATATGGCTTCTATTGTAAGAATAAAACGCAGTGAAGTAAGCGGTAACCCAGCGGTATTAGGTGCAGGCGAACTAGCATACTCAGCATTGGGCGATAATGGCTCAAACGGCGGTGACCGATTATATATCGGCATGGGAACAGAAACTGCAGGTAATGCAGTTAATCACGTTATCATTGGTGGTAAGCGTTATACCGATATGGTTGATGCAGCTACTAATATCAACACAGTTGGTACATTAGTAAAACGTGATTCAAATGGTGATTTTACAGCCAGAAACATTACCGCAGATTTAATTGGTAATTCAGCAACTACCACAAAGTGGTTAAATGCTCGCAGTTTATCACTAACAGGTGATGCAACAGCAACTTTAGCAAGTGTTGATGGTTCAGCAAACGTTAGTACCGCAATTACTTTAGCTACAGTTAACGCAGATGTTGGAAGTTTTGGTTCAGCTACTGCAATTCCTGTATTAACAGTTAATGCAAAAGGTTTGGTAACTGCTGCTTCAACAATTTCAGTTGCCACTAACTTAAACATTGCTGGCGGTACAGGTACTGATGCTGTTAGCTTATTAAGCGACACACTTACTTTTGCTGGTGGAACAGGTGTTACAACTGCTGTTACAAACAACACAGTTACTTTCTCTGTTGGACAAGCGATCAATACAACCAGCGATGTTACTTTTAATAATGTAACAGTTAGCGGAACTTTGAGCAGCGATGATATTACTGCTGCAAATATCTCGATTGCTGGCAATGCTTCTATTACTGGTAACTTAACAGTCTTAGGTACAACAACTACTGTTAATTCTACAGCAGTATCAATTAGTGATATTAACCTTACACTAGCTAAAGACGCTACAACAGCTGCACAAGCTGAAGGTGCTGGAATTACTGTTGCTGGCGCAGGTGCTACATTTACCTACTCAAGCGGCAATGATCGTTGGAATTTAAACAAAGACTTAGTAGTTGCCTTTACCCACGGTGATTTAAAAGGCAATGCAGACACAGCTACAAAATGGCAAACTGCTCGTAACTTAAGTTTAACTGGTGACGCAACAGCAACACTTACTAGTGTTGATGGGTCCGCAGCAGTTTCAGCAGCTTTAACACTTGCAACAGTTAACACAAACGTTGGCAGTTTCGGTGATTCAGTAACAGTTCCTAACTTTACAGTTAATGCTAAAGGTTTAGTAACTGCTGCAGGTAGCACAGCGATTCCATTTAGCTCTACTACTGTAAAAGGTTTGTCTAGTTTTGATAGTACACAATTTACAGTTACTAGCGGTGCAGTTACAATTTCACAAGTAGACGGCGGAACGTTTTAAATAAAGGCTGCTTTTTTAAGCAAGCCTAAAATACCTTTTTAGGAACTACTATGGCATTTATTAAACTCAAAAAGAGTTCAGTCCCGGGTAGGCTGCCACAGGCCGCGGACTTAGAGTATGGCGAACTAGCCATTAATTATGCTGATGGGCAATTGTATTATAAAAAATCAGATAATACAGTTGCCACAATCGGCGGTGGCGGAGTACTAGGTACTCGAACAATTACCGAAGCAACAGCTGCAAATAATCAAACTATATTTTCCATAAGTGGCGGATATACAGTAGGGTTTGTAGATGTTACAATTAACGGTAGTCAGTTATCTAGTGCGGACTATACGGCAACAAACGGCACAACAGTAGTTCTTACAGAAGCAGCAGTTGTGGGAGATAGTGTTAGAATTACCTCTTATAACCCAGTAAGTTTAGCAGATACTTATCGAAAAGCAGAAGTAGATCAAGTTGCTAATGACACCGCCATTGTAATGGCAATTGCATTGGGGTAAAATATGGCAACATCATTTAAAAGTTATGCAGTAGCAAGTATTGGTGTTACACCAGTTACTTTGCTTACACCAACACAAAAAACAATCATAATCGGTTTAACAGTATCAAATATTCACGCATCTGTTGTACCTATTACTATTAAATTAAATAAACCCGGCGGAACATCAACACATATAGCAAAAGCTAGACGTGTTGAATCAGGCACTTATTTAGATTTAATGACAGGAAATAAATTAGTCGTTGAAGTTGGCGACACACTAACAGCATTTGCAGGCGAGGTAGCCTCAATTGATATAACAATATCGACTTTAGAAGGAGTCTCATAATGGCTGGATTCTATACAGGAACAGACTTAGTCGACAAAGTATTTTATGGATTCCGTATGAATCCTGATGATGGCGGCTTAAACGTAGAGGTATTAGACGGTGACACCCCTGTGTCTTTACCTCAAGAAGAAATAATTGATAAGTATGACTATAAGCAGTGGTTTTGGTCAAAAGATACAGTTCATTTCGCATGGGGTAATAACGGGCACTTACTTATGAGGCTAGTATAATATGAGTCAATTAATAGATCTAGGAAAATTACGCTTCCACTTTGCTGGTGATTGGGTTAACTCAACACTTTACGAATCTAATGATATCGTAAAATATGGTGGCAATGTGTATGTATACACAAATGTAGTTAAAGCGGCTGGCAATCTACCTACTAATACCGCCTATTGGGCACTGATGGTAGAAGGCATTAAATTTAAAGGCGTATTCAGTAATGCTACCGCATACAAAGTTGGTGACGGTGTAGCACACGGCGGTAAAGTATATATCGCAGTACTTGATACAACTGGTAATACTCCACCAAACAACACTTACTGGTCACAGTTTGCTGACGGTATTCAATATGAAGGAGCGTTTAATAACGCAACTGCATATCAAAAGAATGACGTAGTTTCTCTTGGTGGTATTGCTTATATTGCAAAGTCAGACACTACTGGCAATAATCCAACTAACCCAACATTTTGGGACCGCTTAGTTGACGGTATTTCTGCACGAGATGTTTATAACTCAGGAACTGCCTATGTTGTTGGAGATCTTGTTGCTTATGGCGCTAACATTTACAAATGTACTGTAAATTCTACTGGAAACCTTCCGACCAATACAGGTTATTGGAATAAGTTTATTTCTGGTTACTCATTTATAGGCTCATGGTCAAGTGCAACAGCATATAAAATTGGCGAAACAGTAACTTATGGTGGTTCGTCTTATAGAGCTGAAGCTGACAATTCAAACACAAACCCCGCACTAACTCCTGCTACTTGGGTAAAGATTACACATGGTTTACGTAGCCGTGGAAATTGGTCTACAAGTACAAACTATGTTACTGATGACGTAGTTTCTGTTGGTGGTAATACTTATGTTGCATTATTGCCACATACATCTTCGGGATTTGCTGCTGACGAAACTGCTGGTAATTGGCAAAAACTTGGTTCAGGTATTCGTTGGAGAGGTGCCTGGGCAGCAAGTACTCTGTACTTAAAAGATGACATTGTAAAAGATAGTACTGGTAATGCAAAAATTGCTGTTAACTCACATACTTCCAGTAGTGACTTTGGTACAGATGAAACAGCTGGACAATGGACCCTGTTTGTTAGTGGTGCTGGCGACGTACTGCCTGCTATTCAGCCAGGAGATGGTGGACAATCACTTACTGTTTTAGGTAATGGTAGCGGCCTTGATTGGATTGGAGCTACTGAATCTGACAAAGTATTTTATGTTGCTCCACACGGTGTTAATTCTCCAAGCAGAGGCAAAAACTTAAGTACTCCTTTTGCAAGTATTAAATACGCAACTCAGCAGTGTGGCCCAGGAGCCACTATTTTGGTTAAAACAGGTGAATACTTAGAGCAACTACCTATTACAATTCCTAGTAATACTGCAATTGTTGGAGATAATCAGCGTACTGTTGTTGTTAAACCTGCAGCTGGATTATGCGATGACGGTGTAACACCAAATGCACAATCTACGATGTTCTTGATGAGCGATGGCTCGATCTTGAACAAGATGACTTTTAGAGACATGACAGGATGGGTTCCTGGCAGTACAGCAGCTGATGTAACTACTAGTACAATCAAAGGCGTTGTAGCACGACTAAATCCAGCAAGTCCCATAACTCACAAGTCTCCTTACGTTCTAGAATGTTCGGCTATTGGCTCAGGATTAATTGGTGCCTTAATTGACGGTTCAGTTCACGCTACTGGTGCTAAAACCATGATTTTCCATGGTTATACAATTATTAGCGATAATGGTATTGGTTACTGGGTAAAAGATGGCGGTAAGTCTGAGATTGTAAGCTGCTTTACTTACTATTGCTATTTTGGATATACTGCAAGTGGTGGCGGATTTATTCGTGCACTAAACGGTAATAATAGTTACGGTACTTGGGGAGCTACTTCTCGCGGATTTGATACAAACGAAACTGCCGTTACTGGTACACTTGTAGGACAGCAATTAAACTTTATATACCAGGGCGGTACTATAAATGTAGGCGATACAATTACAAGTAGCTCAGGAGCTACCGCGATTGTTACCAACGTGCAAACTTCTTCAGACAAGGTATATGTAGTAAATCCTACAGGAACATTTACTTCAGGAAATACACTAACTTTTACTAGTGGTGGAACTGGTACTGTAAAATCAGGCGCACTAGAAAACCAAAAAGGTTTTGTGCTTGTACTAACCGGACTAAATTCGATACCTAAACCAGGTGCTTCAATCAGCATAGCAGGCGATACATATAGTTATGTAATTCAAAGTGTTACTGGCACATATGTAAACTCTAGTAGCCGGATCGTGGTAGTTTTAGCACAAGAAAAACCCACTGGAAGTGCGGGTGGTACTGGTGTTACAATACGTTATAAGTATTCACAAATTCGATTGACTGGACACGACTTTTTGGCAATTGGTACAGGTGGTGTAACTACTACTAACTATCCAGGCGAGCCAACTCAGACTCCAGCACAAGGTAATGAAACAGACGAAGTATTTCCAGGACGTGTATTCTATGTAAGTACTGATCAAGACGGTAATTTCCGAGTAGGCGAATACTTCCGTATCGATCAAGCTACTGGACGTGCTACGCTAAATGCTAGCGCTTTTGATCTTGCAGGTCTTACTAGCTTAAAGCTGGGTTCTATTGGTGCTCAACTTGGTGAGACAATTAATGAGTTCTCATCAGACGGTACTATGAGTGGTAACTCTAATATGGCGGTACCTACGGAATTTGCTGTTAAGACATACGCAGACACAAAGCTGGCACGGACCGGTGGTACTATGACTGGTAAGATCACATTAGATGCTGATCCTGTTAACGCTTTGCATGCGGCAACAAAGCAATATGCTGATACCATGCTTCCAAAAGCTGGTGGAACAATGACTGGTACGCTGAACATAAACAGCCAGGCAGTTACCAATGTACCTACTCCAGTCAACAACGGTGATGCAGCAAACAAGTCTTACGTTGACGGCAGAACTAACGATATTATCTCGGCTCAAACCATTGGAAGTTCCAGTGCTGTTCCAGTGCTGACTCTTGATGCACGTGGTCGCGTTACCGCTGTAAGCAGCGCAAGTATCAGCGGATTTTTTAACGCCACCGCAAACTGCGTGGACAACAGCCTAGTAGTTGATGGTACAGTTACAAATTGCGGTGAATTTCAATGTCAAAACCAAAGTCCTTACATTGGTTCCAGCGGTAGCACAGTTAGACTAGGTGTACGTCAACGTCGCTATAACTGCAACTGTAATTGCTAATAAAGGAAGCAAACATGAATATAATCAAAACTACGCTTGCTTCTTATACTGGCAGCGCTACAATTAGCCTAGCTGGGTCAACTCTTACATTCTCTATGCCTATAGGGGATGAAGAGGCCCCAGTACTAGTAGCAAATCTATCAGAGATCATTTCAAAGTATTCGCAAGATCATGGAGTGATTGCCGTCGGTCAAAAAGACGGCAATCTGCTGGTAGCTGAAACCACAGCAATTTCTGTTGGATATCGCGGATCACCTTTTGTTGGTGAATACAATACTGCAAGACGTGACTCAGCACTAGCTGTCTATCGTTCTTTGGGTGTTGCTGGATATCCAGCAATCTTCATTTTAACACCTTATCGCGGCTGTTCACTAGAAGAATGTACTTTGTACTTTTTTGATTCTGCAGATTTTGAAGTCACAGTTAATGGTCAGCCGCTTGCGGGCCAAGAAATTGAACGTCTTGCAGATTATTTAGCTACTTGGCTACCAATCTCTTTTACAGGTCCAACTACGGTTTCTGTTGGTCAACATGCCGAGCTAACAGTGTCTTGCCCAGATAATGTTGAAGTCTATCTTGAGGCTACTGCAGGCATTTTGAACCGTTCCCGTGCTAAAAACGGAGATGCTGTGCATCTTGACTTGTCAGAGTTATCTGCAGGTACTGTAGCAAGGATTAAAGCTGGATATAAATTTTGGCCTGGTAAAACAGACTACGCAATTACAGTGCAATGAACCTAATCTATCGTTATGAGATAGACACAGGCTTAGAATGGGCGGCAGTACTCCTAGAGGACAGCCGCCTGTCTGTGATATTTCGGTCTAGTTGCGACGGGGTTCTACAGTCTTCAATTTCACTTGAGCAAGTTAACTCTACTGTTTTAAATAAATATGGCGGTATGCTTTCTTTTGGTGAACAAAATCTTTACGATACAGGAACAGCTAACTGGCTGGATTTAACCGCCAAAGCGCACGAAGCTGGGACAACAATACCCAACTTAATTAAACATAGTCTTCAAGATAACTACTCTATACGACTACTTGTTCCGAGTAAAAATATTTCTTCTCTTCGTAACTGTGATATTCTTTTCTATATGCGACCACAATCGGTTCTATTATCAGAGCAGAAAGCAATCGCAGTTTCAGGGCCTCTTGAGTCTGCTAGACTTCTCAAGGCTTCAAATTCTTCATTCAACAACCCACAATAATAATAAATTAAAAGGAAACGCATGCAAATCAGAAAGTTATGGTCGACGCCAATCATGGAAGGCTATACGCCGCTCCCTGAAAAAGTTCGTGTCGATCTCATCAACGCCATCATAAAGCGTGAAGATGCTAGATCACGAGTTGCAGAGACCTCCCCTGGATTTCATACGTTTATGAAGTCAAAACAGGCTTATGCAGTTACACCGTACAACCTGTTTAACGATCTAGATATGTTCCCCGAAGAGCGTGAATCCATTCTAGAATTTGAACGTTTTTCTTGTCAGATGTACCGCAAGTATTTACGCGAAGCGCTCGACGTTGAGCAAGCAGACGAAGTAAAACTTGTTGGACGTTGCTTTGGTAACGTCCAAGAACCAGGTGCTCGAACTTACCCACACTATCATCAAGCAATGGATGGTGTACTAGTTCACTACTTAGCACTAGACGATAGTGATCCTGAGCTTGGAGCATCTGATCGACATGGATCGCACGCTCTACTGCTACTTGATCCACGAGGCACCCCTAACTACCCTTACTGGGAAAAGGTTGACCCTATCGAACCTTTTCAAGGTATGACTGTTGTTCATCCTGCTTACGTGTGGCACGAAACAAATGTATACCGAGGCGCAACAACGCGTGTTGCTGTTGTTGTAAATTTTCAAGTAGCTAGCCACTGCTATGTTGAACTTCAGTCAGAAATGAGATTTTAATGGCTAAGTTTACAATTACGGCAAATAACGATGAAGGTCACACTAAGACCTTCTACTATGACAATAGTAACTCTGCTCTTACTGATGAAAATGGCCAGGACTTGTTTATGTCCCCTGCCCAGAAGATGCACTATGCCCACGAAAAATACCCTGTAGGCAAGGGTTTTAAATATAACTTTACAAATATCAAAATTTCTATGGGCTTATCCTGCAACTACTCGTGTGAGTATTGCAGTCAACGATTTGTACCACATGCAGAAGAAACAAATTCAGGTAATGTTGAAGAGTTTGTTTCCAAGTTGCCTAAATGGTATCGTGGCGGCATCGATGGTAAAGGAAATGGTACTACTTTTGAATTTTGGGGTGGCGAACCCTTTGTTTACTGGAAAACAATGAAACCGCTGGCTGAGCGTATTCGTATACTGTACCCTCATGCTGATTTTTCACTTATTACAAACGGCAGCCTATTAGATGACGAGAAGTTAGACTGGATGGATGAAATGGGCTTTAGTTTTGCTATTTCCCATGACGGCCCTGGACAGCACGTTCGCGGACCAGATCCTTTTGAAACACCAGAAGGATTAGCTATATTCAAAAAAGCTATAAAACGTTTTGGTCCAGAGCATAGAATTAGCGTTAGTATCATGATGAACCGCACAAATAATTCTCGCGCAGCAGCTCAAAAATATTTTGAAGATATTCTTGGCGAAGATGCACAGTACTTGATTATTGGCGAAGGTGGCTTTGTTGATGCTTATGATGAGGGTGGATTAACAAATTCTCTTGGAAACCTTAATGAAGAAGTTGAATATCGCGAGCTTGCCTATGCTGATATTGAGTCTGGCAAAGCTAACAAGTTTCAGGTTATTAATCAAAAAATACAAAATTTCGGCCAATTGATTGCTGATCGTGCTCCTAACTCTATGCTTGGACAAAAATGCGGTATGGACAAGGTAAATAATATTGCTGTTGACCTAAACGGAAACGTTATTACTTGCCAGAACGTATCTACTGCTGGAACAAATCCTGCCGGTGTTTCTCACAAGATTGGTCACGTTGACCAGATTGAAAGCGTTAAGTTGGATACTATTACTCACTGGTCAGATCGTGATGAATGCTCTAACTGCCCAGTGCTTCAATTATGCCAAGGTTCGTGTATGTTCCTTAGTGGTGAACTATGGAACGCTTCGTGCAATAATGCATTTTCTGATAATGTTGTATTCTTTGCTGCTACCATTAAGAGTATTACAGGATTTAAGCCTGTACATATCGAAGGTCCTCAGCGCAAAGACAGAAAATATATCTGGGAAGCCCGAGATGAGCAACGTCGCAAAGTTATACAGTTAAAGGTAGCTGCATGATTAACCGATACTTGGATGTTTTCGATGCAGATTTAGCTAGACGCGCATGGGAATATACCAGATATGAAGCGCATTGGCGATACGGATCTATATCTGCACGACATGGTGCAACCATGTGGTGTGCTCAAATGATGGGTACACCAATCTTAAAGGAAATGTGGTCTTCACTTGAAAAGACTCTTGGTGGTGAGTATTCGTTGGTTTGGTCTGCAGCGAACGGCCAAACAATAATGCAGCACGCAGATTTCCATACAGACGCATACGATAACGTAACCCACTCGTTTATCTGGTTTGCAAATCCAGACTGGCAACATAACTGGGGCGGTCGATTAATTTTGTGCGGAGAAGATCGTGTCAACGAGTGGTCTGTAGCTCCAATTCCCAACTCTGGTGTGTTGATTGACGCAAACATTCTTCACAGTGCAGAAGCTCCAAACGTAAAAAATGAACTTCGGGTATCTGTGGCCTTCAAAATGGCAAAGGTTAAGTAATGCTAAGAGACCTTATTAAAGAAAATCACGACAAAGCGGAAAAACACCGCTTTGTTGTATTACTATTATCTGGCAAAATGCCTGAAAATATTTACAGTGACTTTTTGTATAATCAACACGCAGTTTATAAAACACTTGAAGCAGTGGCAGAAAGCAAAGGCCTTTTAAACGGCTTGTCTGGTATCGAGCGTAACAAGAAAATTCAGTATGATTTTGAAAATTTAGGAAATCACAAAAATACATTGTATCCTAGTACCCAAAAATATATTCAGTATATCACCACAAGAAATTTAACTGACCATCAAATTTTAGCTCACTTTTATGTTAGACATATGGGCGACCTATATGGCGGTCAAATGATAAAACGTGTGGTTCCTGGTACTTCTACAATGTACGAATTTGAAAATCGTAAAGAACTGATTGATGCACTTCGTAGTAAGCTGGACGATTCAATGGCCACAGAAGCTAATCATTGTTTTGATTATGCTATAGAACTATTTTCAGAATTAGCCAATGAGTACAATATTCAATAAATTAAAATCCCACGCTGAAGAATTAAACACAATATTAGCGCAGCGTGCTTTTTTAACTGAGCCAGATGCGGCGTATACTTGGAACACCCGTTCGTATACAAACTGTTGGTTTCGCCGAGCCAACCTAGATAT